GTTACATTTAACTAACTTAAGCGTTAGGTACCTTGAAAGGAATACCTGCGTTATCACGCAACTCAGCTACACCGTAGATAGTATCTGCAGTAAACAAATCACCAAGATATTCTTGCTTGTACTGGGTTTGTGAACGAACACCTACTTGCTCGGCTAGGACTAGGGCATCTCTATGTAGCAATACACCGATTCTATCTGAACCAGATGTAGGTGCGTTTGACGTAACGAATACATCAATACCATATAGTTGACCAATCTTACCTGTCTTAATAGCAGAACCATCACCAATGAACTGTTGTTCAGTGAATCTAGGAAGACCTAGTAAATCATTAGCAGCAATAGGTGGTAGTACCAAAGCTCTGTTATCCATTGGAACATCTGCATCATCAAGAGATAGAATCATCTTGCGAATACCTACGTCAGTAATGTCAGCAGAAGCGCCTGAAGCACCTGTACCGCCTGATACTACTGTACCTCCGTTAAGAGCTTGAGCTAAAGTAAACAAATCGTTATCTACTTGTGAAGCAAGTGCGAAACCAGCATCGTCAGTGTAGAATTTTCTCATAGAAGAGAGAGCTTGAACCTCTGCAATATCTTCAATAAGCTTTGAATACTCATAGTGTTTGTCAATAGACACGTTTACCAATGTGTTGGTAGCTGCGCTTAGAGTTACTTGGTTGTTAGCTGTCTTAGCTGAAGCAGAACCACGAGAAGGAACAGGAATGTGAATCGTGTCACCTTTCTTACCTTTATGTGATAACTTCGTTACTAGGTTTGCTAGTACCAAGTTTGTTTTGTATGCACCAATAACTTCATCCGACCAAAGTTCAGGGATGAAATTACCAGCCACGGTTGTTGTTGTATTATTAGTACCTAGTGGCATTGTATTTCTCCATAATTATTGTTATTATTTCACCCTCCCTTCAGCATAAGCATCTTGGATTTCTTCAGCCAAAGATGCGTACCTTGAAGGGTCTGTAACCTGTAGGTTGATTAACTCAGCCCTACGGTATATTTTCTTACCACCTACTGAATCACCAGAAGAGCGTGTTTCAGATGTTGTTTTCTTTAAAGCGTCTTGTCTTTTCTCTTCTTCTGCTTGGTTAACTTCTTCTGTCTTTTTACTATTGGAGATTAACTTCCAATTACTAAACAGCTCGTTAGCAGAATCAAAATCATACTCATCAGCTCTACGGAATAACTCCATCCGTACCTTACTATCTCCTACCCAATTCTGAAAGTCTTTATCCTGAACTACATCCATAAAATCTGGATGTGCTGTCTCTAACTGCGCGGTGTTAGCAGACTGTGCTTGTTCAGCTCGGACTCTCTTAGCCTCTAAAATATCTGGATGATTCTCTACTGCTAACTTGACCGCTTGTTCGGGGTTATCGTAGAAAGTCTCCTCAAATGATGGAGGTGTTTCTTCGGTGGTAGTAGCGTTAGTTGCTTGTTGTTGAGATTGAATCAGGGTTTCAATTAACTTCCGTTGTTCTCCAACTTCTTGTCCTTGTTTACCTAATACCTTTTCAGCATTTAAGTGCATCTCAATAACATCTTCTAAGGATTTCCCAGCATACTTCTCAGGAGGTTGGTATTCAGCTTCTGATTGAACTACCGGCTCTGTTAAAGCCTCTGTTTGAATCTCTTCTGATACTACTTCTTGATTTTCTGTTATCTGTTCACCTTCAAAAGGTGCTTCTTCTACTACTATACTCATTGTCGTCTCCGTCCCTGTGGGATTATGAAGTTATTTAAAGCAGAGTCCTATGACTAGGATTGCTCTACCGCTAGCTTAGTTGAATATTCTAAAGTCTGTATATAATTTAGAAGCTTCAACTTACCCTTGGCTTCCCAAAGGCTTTCAGCATCGTTCATAGCGTCAATATCTCTAACGCTTTTCTCGATGTCGTTTAGTTCTGAAACCAAGTCAAGCCATCCCTCGGTTTCAAACATATCTAACCTATCACTTAAGAACTGTTCGTCTGTCTTCACTGTACAG